TGAACCAAAGACCGCACAATCACCAGAAGACGATACAAATACAGCATAAGACTCAGCCTTTTGGAAAGCTCCATTGACAACGGCAACATCTTGGAAGTCGTCAATAAGATGCGAAGAAATCATAGATACAGCAGTCGATGTGTAAGCATCTTCTGTATCTGTATAGAGATACTCTCGGACAACCCGACCACCAGTTTGCAAGAATAGCGTTGCGCCATCAATAGACTTAGGCTCAACAAATTCACAGCCAAACGGGGTTTGTTTGCGAATCTGAGCATTAGCTGGAGTAATAGCTTGGTTCAAGAACGTAGGAACATACAGTTCCGCAGAAGCGGTAAACACTTGCAAGTCGCGGTTAGAAACCAAGTAACGTATTTCGTTTACATCACCAGTAGCAGCAACAAGGTTAATGCTATCACTATCGTCTGCATCACCTACGTCAAAGTTAAAAAAACTGCCGCTTGAAGACATCCAAATAGCATCTGGCTCTTGGATTGTCCCGCCAAAACATAGACGGTTTTCATGGAACTCAATAGCCGCAGGGTAGCCACGCACAGCAGAGAAAGACTGCTCATCCCAGTTATGAGTAGGTGCATGAGTAACAAGACTTACATAACCGCCGCCATCTTCAGATAGGTTTGCTGAAGAGCCAGCCGTAATTGTGTAAGTGTTTTCATCAATAATGTCGCCAATTGTTCTAGTGCCATTAATCTGAGAAGCGTTAATACCGCCTACGGCAGAAGCATTCTCAACAGTAATAGACTCACCACCATCAAAGCCGTGATTAAGATGCGTCACTTCAATAACCGCAGACCCATCACGTGTGCGAAGCGGATTGAGAATCTCAAGGCGAATGCGAAGAACATCAACAATATCACCAACAGCTACAGTGCTGCTTGTGACGCTAGTAATAGTAAACTCAGACTTGCCATAACGCATTGTCACGCCAACGTGATCGCTCGTCCAGTATGGCTCACTAACAGTAAATGTAACGCCAGTGCCGCTCGTTGCGGAAGGATCAAGATTAGCATTAACTGGATGGAATACACTGTAAGGCTGATAGATTTTTTCGCCATCAGAGCGCTCATCAAAGCTAAATGGAGTGCATTCAAATGCTGTAAGGCTTGTTCGAATAATCATCCGTGGAGCAAACAACGGATGGCAGATAAACATTACATCGCCAGATTGAGCATAGGTATACTCATGAATGTAATCTTCATCAAACGGTAGTGCATCTGAGTTTGTGTCTTGAGTAATTGTTTGAACCAAGGAAATGGTTCCGTTTACAATTCTAAAGCAAGTTGCCTTAGCATCCTCAATCGCAATGATGTAGCGTTCATCATCAGAGAATACAAAAGGCAAAAGACGAAGCTGCATACGCTTCGTCGTATCTCTAGTTAAACTAAAGTCATGTAGGTTTCTAAGGCCAGCACGTTTAACTACACCGCCCTCTGCGCGCACCAAAAGATTCTCTACGCGCTGCGCTGAAGCCTGATAGATAGGCGAGTCAGTCCGCATGATAGTGGAGTCACTGATCTCACCAAACTGGAAATTAGTGATTGGAACGCGAACTTTCTGCATTAGCTACGCCTTTGGGCAATGAACCTTGATGTGTTAAGCTTACGAGTTGTTTGGGTTTGAGAATCCAACCTACGAGCATGGGCCAAAAGGAGATTGGCTTTGCCTTCCATAAGCTCAGAAAGCTGCATATCCCGCGCAACAGAAGTCGCAAGAACACCCGCCATCATATATTGAACCGCAATTACAAAGTATGGTGGCCATACAGATTCATCAGCGCGGAAGTTATAATCAGCTACAAGTTCTTCTGTTTCCGAAGCATCACAGTAAATCTTACTTCCGTAAGTATCGTAAATGATTGGGACTTCATTAACAGTAACAGCGTTAAGCATAATGCTTTCAGATGGAATCTGATAAGCAGCAGAGTATCGACCAGTCGGTGCATTTGCCAAGCGGTTTAAAACAGCTTGGTCTTTAGCAAAACGCCAGCGAGTGTTTGTAAGCGCGGCGTGGGCTATATCCTCATACATTGCATTGGCAACAGTTGCTTCGGCTGTGCCATCCTCAAATGATTGAATAGCGTCACCTCCAATCAGAAGGGACGCGCGCGAACAAATCTTAATAGGCGTGTTTGCTACTGTCATGGCAAGTTGGGGGGCCGAAGCCCCCCACCTCTATTAGTTGTTATCGAGGACTTCGTAGATACCGTTGCTATCGATAGCAACAGCACCCATCGACATCATCGATGTTGCAAGGTGTGCGACCTTCTCAGGAACGTAGTTTACTTCCGTCTGAACGTCAGCGTTTACACCCAAGCCAACCGCAGTGGTGTGATAAGCATAGTTCTTACCACCAGCAACAGCAGACGTTGAGAAAATCTTGAAGCCCAAGAACTCTTTCATTGTCATGCCGCCTGCGAATGGCAGGTTCTGTGGTCCAACATAGTCAGACGATGCGAACTCGTTAATCGAGAACAAGTCAGCAAAACCAGCAGGGGACATTGCAATGTAGCGCTGACCGTCTTCTGGAATGTCTGCAGTGCCAAAGGTTTCGAACAGAACCAAAAGGTCTGCTTTATCCAATGCACCACTTGTGTCTGCAATTTGAGTTGCGTTTGCACCAGCGTCCATTGCTGCGATGATGATTTCATCAGTCTTACGGCCAAGAGCCGCAGCAGCAGATTGGGCAACAGCTTGACGCTCGTTGATGTTGATCTTCAACTCGTCCAGCTTGTCGATGTATTCGGCTGCATAGAAGTCAGCCATTGTTGCTTCGACGTTGGTGTGTGCCAGTTCCATTGCGGTCACATTGCCGTTGCGAGACTTAGTGCTTGCAGCGCCAGTGCCAATTTTCTGGAAACGTGCAGTCGAACCCGTGACATTGGTAGAGCGAACGGTGTTCCGCAACTTGGAACCCATACGCTGATACGCCATATGCACTTCGGTTTCGAACTGCTTGATAAAGGCTTGATCGATTGTATTAGCCATTTTGTCAGTCCTTGATTGAAGTTACAGTCCAGACGGGTATCCGATCTCTCACCTCGTTGAGGGTATCCTTGCGGGCCTCTCAGTGCATCACGGGCCGTGATAAGAAACTATACACATTGGTTTCTTCCGTTTTGCAACGCACAAATTGCACAAGTTCTGCATTATCGGTTTTTATTAATGCGTCAGCTTCAAACTCTAAATGGGCTAGCCATTGGTGAATCATCTCGTTTTCTGTCCACACTTGGCAATAAATTTCATCATAGAAGTGGTGATAGAATCTTATTAGTTCAGTGCTGGCTCTAGCAAAACGAATCCAGTTTTTCTTCATTGACTTGGTAAACAACGCCCACATACAGCCCTCTTCGTCAATACCAGTAACGGCAAGCGGTCTGCCATCACGCTCAACAACAAAAACCATTTGGACATTGATCAATTGCAAAAGAGCCTCAAGCGGGTCTGTCTTGTAGACTACTTGAAGCTCTCTTACGTTTTCTTCGCTAAGGTCATTGTATAGCGGAATGATATGCTTGGGCCTTAACGGATAAAGCCCAAGACCATGAGATTTAATTACAGGATCATCCATACAGCTTTCTGAAACCTTCTTCGACTTGTTTTACGAAATGAGGGTCACGCCGAACTGGGCTATGATACCGTTCATCTTGCATCATCTCACGAAGTGCCTGTTCGTCAAGTCTTGTTGAAGGTGATGTCTCGCCGCTAAACGAACCATCTTTCATTGCATCCATAATATGCTCAAGCGCTAAGATGCCCTCATGTGTTTCGCACATACGCTCAATTGCGCCGATTGCATTCTCAGGAAAGAACTTATTAGCAAACATAGACACAGCTTCAATGCGTTGCTTTGAGTTGTCACCAAGCTTTGCTGCCTCTGCATCTATGTCAATCTCAGGTTCAGCATTTGCTGATACAGCCTCGACATACATATCGATGCCCTTCTGAAACTCTTCTTGGCTATAGCCATTCTCGAATGCGTGGCTAGACCACCACTGCAGAAGCTCACTGTTTACTGCCGATTCTTCGTCAATAGTTTCTGGAAGCTGATACTCTCCCGCACTTGCTGGACGATCTTTAAATGCTTCAGCTTGTAGTTCTTCAAGAAGTTTTTCGCGGAGCGTTTCTTCCTTCGAGCCAAGCTTCTTCTCCAACTCCTTATAAGCATTTGCTAGATCGTCTGCACTCTTATACTTCCCAAGCAAAAGGTCTTGTTCAGCTTGAGTAGTCTCTGTGGTTTCTACTGTAGCCTCAGTAGCTTCAGCAGATTCAGTGGCCTCGCCACCAGAAAGTAAGCTATCACTCATTTGTTTTTGCTCCGTTGTGCGTGGGCAATACGCTGTTCAATTTGTCCAACAATGAATCGCTGCCCCTCCCGATGCCAAAGAGAATTGGTATCCTCATTGGGGCCAGCAACCATTTCAATGGTTATTGACCTAAGGTAACGCAATACCTCTTTGCCTGTTGGCGTATTGAAGATTTCAGCAATGTTCTGGCTGATCTGAATATCAAGCTCCCTGCTTCGCTGGAAGCCATCTATTCCAATATTAACCTTGTTGTTGCTCAATTGGCATACCTTGCTGTTGTTGCTGCATAGCCATTTGCTGCGCTAGTGCAGCTATTTGTCTACGCTGTTCTTCGTCCCGAATCAAGGACTCAGGCACTCCAAACTTACGAGCAAGGTGAATTGCAGTCTGTTCGCTATCAATAAGTAGCTGCAACATCTCAGGTCCAAAGACCCCGCCAACCAACTCAAGGAAGCGCGCAACCGAAGAAATATCTTGGTTAGCCTGTGCTTGAGCCAATGGGGAAACGGATTTAATTTTAATCTCACGCCCGTTCACAGTAGGGACTTCGATGCGCCCTTGTTTCTTCAGGATATAGATTACACGCTGAAGAACAGGCTGAACCAACTCAGCCTGCAAACGACCAAACGCAGAACCCATACGGCGAGATAGATCGGCCATACGCTCTGCAACCTCGGTCGCAGTAGCGGGGGTTTTATTAGGATCACCAAGCATATCATTGTAAAGCGCGCGCTTAATATTCAAACGCATATCGTTTAGAACTAGCTGTGCAACGTCGAAGCGCCCTGCCGCGTTGATTGGTTGCAAGCCAGAACTGCCCATAGCCTTTGGAATAATAGAGCCAGGGACTAGCTGAATAGTATCTGGATTGATTACGCCATCGTCTTCCATCTGGTAGATACCAGAGATGGACATCTGAGCATTCTCAAGGATAAGCTCAATGGTTAGGTTTGTTGTTTTGATTGCAGACAAAGCATTGATAAGTGGGCCACGGCCGTAAATTTCGCCTGCACACTTGGACCAACGGAAACAGATAAACGGATTAGAGCCAACGCCTGCCATTTGTTTTTCATGCAAGACAGTCTTAGTCGTCATGCAGAATGCGTAGTGATAGTAAGCCTCTTCGTTTTTACGAGAGTAATCACGGCAAACAACTTCGAGAACATCTGTTGTGTTATCGCCGCCCATCTTGCTCATAACCTTTGGATCAAAGGTTGAGCGCGGGAACATAAGAGGTAGGTGATCGAACTTAACCTTCTTCCGCTCACGGAATACATGGTCGATCCGATCGTCTGGGCCTGTGTCAAGAACAACGTGAGGCAAAGGGATCGCAGTAAAGTTTACTGGATTTAGGGCATCACCTTCCTCAACACAAAGAACGCCAGTGCCAACAGCAAGATCAAGGAAAGACTCGTGAACTTCTTGGGCAAAGTTTGAGTTCTGAAGGACTTCAAAAACGTAGTCAGTGACTTCATCCAACTCGTTGTCAACGCCATCGCGTTCCTCAGGAGGGACTTCAGAGCCAGCAGCAAGGTCAGCCCAGCGCGCAAAGTTTGGGACAATGCCAGCTTGAAGTCGGCTGGCAAACTCTTGGACACCAACAACCGCAGTTTCGTCAAAGATTTTATCATCGCGCCTTTGGCCCGACTCTTCATAGTAGAAAGATTCACGTTGAGGTAAGGCATACTCATAGCACTCCTCGAATAGTGGAACCCAATTCTCACGGCGAGCCTTAGCCTTTTGGTAATGCTCAATATATTTCTTTGCGATTGGATTGCTGGAATATTCCATTAGCGATTAAACCTACCTAAGAAGCCAGAACCGCCGCCAGCAGAACGCTGAAGCATAGAACGGCCACGGCGACCAGTGCCACCAGCGCGACCGCGCTTTGTTGTGCGCTCAGTAATTGCTTCTTCGATGTCGCCCGCTTTAGTTTGCGCGCGCTCTTGAATTGCTTCTTGCTTTGCCTCTTCGGCAGCAACACGCTGTTCAGCAGCAGCACGAGCTTGGTCCTCTGCAGCAAGTGCCTGCCGCTCTCTTGTCGTTCTATCGATGCCTAAGGCTTTTTTAACTGGTTGGCACATAGCTACCTCCTAATCATAGCTTTGCTAAACATAGAATATAATTCTGCACAACGCACAATTTACATTCTAGCCCAAAGCCCTTGTCGTCTTTGTTGCTTTGGTTTGCGGTTAAATACGTCAAAGTCTTTCCTTGCAACAACAGGTTGAGCTGGTTTCTGCGAGTTCATTAAAGCGCGGCCTTCGCCTGCACCAAGAAACAAATACTGCGCTGCGTCATGAACGTGAGAAAACATATTCTTGTCTGGCTTGTCAGCGTAACGCTCACCAGAAACTTCCATACGCTTATAACCATACCCGCCCTCGAAGCCTTTGATAAGTTGTTGGCAACGGCGGTCAATAAGTAGGGCTGGCTTACCTTCAATCATCTTGGTGAGTTGGGAGGATACGGCCTCGATGCGAAGGTCAACAGAGTTGGAAGGCGCAGGGAACGCCCTCAAGCCAGCCCCGCGCAGAATGTGAAAGGGTGTTGATTCATCAGTCTGCGCTCTAAAGTCGCCAGCAGGGTCGCCATATATAATGACCTCTGAGGCTGCATTGAATCGAGTTGCTAGTTCATTGCGAAGAACTTCAGCAAATCTAACTATGCCCATATCTACAGCAACGATCTCTGATTGCAAGAACCAACGACCGCGCACCTTTTGACCAAGCACAGCAGCAGGCGTAAGGCCAAAGTCTACACCAACATACACTGGCGCTCCAGCAGCGACAGGTATCTCTTCTTTTGCGACATGAACCTCTGGTGCAAACATTGGATATACGGGCTTTCCGTCTTGGACATGGCCTAGCCTATTCATAACATAGACATCGATCCAGCTTTTTGTCTTACCCCTAATTAGATTAGGATAATAAGACTTCATCATGTGCTTAGTATTTTCAGCGTCAGGATTAGGTTTGTAATCCTCGATCTCGCCCTCTTCGTTCTTTTCCTCAATCATACCCGCAGGCTGAGTAAAGAACTGCCAATTGTCTGGCTTCACCAGCATCCGCGCCTGCTCACGCGGAATGTGATCTGGAATAGGAACCTCACCCGCCATAATAGGCCACCAGTGATCTTCCTCTGGCGCGTTAGTATCAGCGATTACTCCAGTCCAAGTGGGGCCACCATCACGCATAGAAGGGAAACGACCAACACGCATGGTGCAGGCATCAATAATACTCTTAGGTATTTCCCTAGCTTCGTTGATCCAAATTCCAGTCAGTTCAAGTGACAGAAGTTTCTTAACATCTT